TTTCATAGAAAAATTTTCAAAAAACTTTTTGACAAAAAAATTTTGGTCGAAAGGTTTTGACTTTCAAAAAGTTTGTTTCACCCAAACTTTGAAATTCAATCCACCTGGTACCAGTGCCAGCATGTTCACCCGACTACGCCTAAAATTCACTCTGGCAAAAAATGCTCAATTTTACAACTTTCAGTGGACACCACTTGGCGCGCCTGTAGGCGTAAGACGGAAAATGAGGCGCTCCTGTAGCGCCTCATTTTCCGTCTTACGCCTGTGACATGCAGGGCACAGAGCTTGCATGTTGGACTCATTATCAGGTCCGCCAAGAAACAATGGATTGACATGATCCACGTCATATTCCTCCAAATTACAGTCTACAAGTCTGCACTTGCCGTCTGGGTTTGCACATTTGAAGTTTTGTCGTTGCGCGATCTTCCTGCGTTGCGGTTCAGTCATCTTTTTTCGCTTGGTACCCTTGGTAGCCCCAGGCTTGACGGGCGGAGGAGTATGTACTTCGATCATTTTTTTCACAATTTTCGTTAAATCAGCTATTTGCTCGTCCTTCGCTGCCAGTTGCCTTTCTAAAGCGGCAATGCGTTCCTTGTCACCCGTGGTGACTATCTTGCAACTTTTCTTGTGTACTGACCAGTTTCCTGGATTAAATGTAGAATAACCACACTCACATACTCTCGCTTCTTTATACCTGTGACCAGCTGGCATGTAATCTTATGGTTATTAACAAACTTTTTTATCTTTTAACTTAAAATCATATATTGGAGCGCCTCATTTTCCGTCTTACGCCTGCCGACTCTTCTTAGTTGGTGGTTTTTTCCCCCGTGGACTGCTTGTGTGAACGAACTCGGATGTCGACACGCGTACGCGAGGTAGTGGACTCATGTATTTTGCTTCAGGACACGCTTGAGGAGTTACTTGGGCCGTTAATCCAGAAGGACATCATTAACGAAGAAGACTATCGCAAGCTGTCCAACCTCGCAAAAGATGTGTACGACAAGTCCATGGCGTTGAACGACGACGAAGGGGTAACAGGGGCGTCGCCTTCCACCACTTCCATGTCCTCCTCGCCCTCCTCCTCGCCCTCCTCGTCCTCCACCTCCTCGATCACCGCCATGATTTCCTCGAAAGTTCTTGCCATCGAGATGTACAAAACGGTCATTGCGGACCCGGACTATTTCATCGAGTTAGTTGAAAACCTGCACGTCCACTACCGGACACCCACTCGCTACGCCAAAGCCTCGGCCATGGCGATTTTTTGGTTGTTGCGTACGGAAGTGGAAGAGGCAGACGTCAACACTTGGTACAAGGGGTCACACACATCAGCCCCAGCTTATCTCAACGCGGACCATGTGAAGCTCTTTGCGGAGCGCATCATCACACTTGATGGGCTTGAGAAGTGCAGCTACATCCTCTGGCAAAACTGGCTGGAGGACTGGGACGACGAGAATGATATTGGTGATGCGGACCCTACTTGGTATGTCTTGCGGATCATGAATGTCCTCCTCACCATCACCCCGCCAAAGTATCTTAACTTGATGAAGATGGACGAGGACGTTCTTCCCGCGCTCCGTTTCTCACTTGCGACCGCCTCCTCGGAGTCCATTGCCTATCTTGCTACCCTGCTGGCGAATCGCCTTTCCTCTTGATTTTCTGCCTGGTTTTTTTGGATTAAGTCTAACACGAAATTGAATATTATTGTCTTTGGGAAGTGGCCTTTTTAATTCAAATGGAGCATATCCATTATAAGTAGCTATGAACCGTAAATAATTTCTAGGATCAGTTTGTACAGTGTACCATCCATTTCCATGGTCGTTTACTATCTCAAATTTATCGGATGGCGAGCGTCCTGAATGTTTTTTTAAAACACGTCTCATTTTGATCTCTATTGGAAGTATAATTGAGTTTTTTATAATTGGGTGCCCGGTAATCTCAGAGTTGGGCAACCTTGTAATTGATTGATATGCTAACTTCTGCAATGATGGGACTTTGTTGTTTTTGTTGTTGTTGTTGTTGTTAGGGCTAGATCGGACTGAACTCATATAAAATAAGTATTTGAAAAAAATCTTTAACGACTGAAATTGATGAAAAGAACGTACACTCGCTCTGGCTACCAATGAAACTCTGCCTACGACGACCCGGCGGCAAGTGGTTGTGACTTGATCCACGTCATATTCCTTCAAAGAGTCTGTAAGCTTGCATTTGCCGTCTGGGTTGCATTTGAATACATTTCTTCCGGAGGGACATCCGGAGTATGATGATGCCTCATTTTCGGTGTTACACTTGTGCCAGGCGGTGTGCGACGCACCAGAAGAGGCAGCATATGGTCGCCACCAAACGACCAGGTGTCGTGTTCACGAGGATCGTATACCAGTGTCGCGTGACATATTTTGCATACGCGGCACTGGTATGATGCTCGTCGACGAAGAACTCACAAACCTGTTGCGGCGACAACTCAAGCCCGAGACACTTACGGGCAGTTTCGGCAAACTGGACTGGGTCAAGCTCAGCGTAAGTCCAATCATGGTTACGATCTGGTGGAAAAAAGAACCGTGAGGCATTCTGCCTGTGCACAATGGGCGGTTCTAACGAGAACATCCACGTGAACGGAACGTGAAGTGGATGGTTAGGCTGATGACCCTGATAGAACCCTAAAATTACGGACCACAAGGGATGACTCCACCCCTTGATTCCTGTGCCAGTGTTAACCATATACTGAGAACGCCGAGGGGGACCATTCATTGTCAGTAAAAACGTATGCTTTATTTTCTTAAAAATAGGATCATTATTGTGAATCACCTCATTTTCATAACACGAATACTTCGAATCCATTCAATTGATTGAAAATATTTCAATACAGCAATTCTCTAACGAAGTTTAAAATATTGTATTACAATAAGTATAATGGATCTACATTCCTGTTACACGTTTGAGGTCTTGAATTTTGATAACCCAGTTTTCAAAACAATACCAGTGTCCTATTTGATTACAATGGAAGGATCTAAACGTAGAGATAGTTACATTCATCAATTGAATACATACAAACCCACAAGAAAGGTTGTGATTGTAAAAAATATGGGATTCAAGAAATGCAATAAACCCCCCTGGGTAAATACTTCTGCTATGGATCTATGGCACGTGAATCTAACGATCTTAGAGAAGCATATCAAAGAGTCTAGTGCGCCAGTGCTAATATTAGAAGACGACGTCGAGTTCACTGATAATCTACTCCACAATAGTAAAGAGATAGAAGAATTTATAACACAGGATCATGTAGACGTGTATTCGCTTGGTAGCCAGACGTACGTGAGCTATCCCGTTAGTTTGAATGATGTACGTATAGTATATGGAGCGTGTACACAGGCGATAATATTCACTAATACCGGTGCGGTGAAGTTCCAAGGAGTTAATCGCATATTGGGTCTACATGATTGTGATATGTTCATGCAGTTGAACAGTTATATGGGTACGACCCCTAGTGCAACTCAAAGGTTTGGATCAACTATAAATTCTCAAGAATGGGATTATGGAGGGGTATTGCTAAAATATAATCAAATGTTCGGAAACCAATTCTTTAATTTTCATGCTCTTATTAGTATACTGGGGGGGATCATTCCTTTCTACGCAATTTGGGTGTTACTTTTTTTCACGTGTGTTTATTACATACTACATTTTTGCAGAAAGTCCTTATTGACATAAAAAAATATGATGCGTGTATATAATAATGAACTGTTACGAAGAGGAACTTTTGACTTATGACGATCCACTTTTCGCCCAGGTACCTTTGACTTTTCTGATCACAATGACGGGTTCTAAACGCCGTTCCGAATATATGACAGAATTGAATAAATTTCGCCTGACAGCACAAGTCATAATAATTTCCAATAAAGGTTACAAAAAATGCAACAAACCGGGGGTTGATTCAGCAGCACTTGATCTATGGCATGCAAATGTGTATGCTGCTCAAAGAGCAGCCGAATTAGCCCCCGGGCAACCAGTATTCATTTTAGAAGATGATGTAAAGTTCACAGCTAACATATCAAAGTTTGCTAAGGCTATCGAAGACTTCTTTTTAAAACAAACCGAACCTAGTGCGTACAAACTTGGGTGTATTCCGTATCTTTCGTATAGGTTATGGAACACGGAACATTTAAGAGTTTTTCATGCAGCAACTACTCATGCCGTGTTGTACAATGCAGCCGCATTGGCAAGATTCTCAGATTTTCGTATTAGATGGCTCCACGATCTTGAAATGTATCAATATCTTTTTGTATATACGTGTTCATATGTTTGTGCAACACAACATTTGGACTTTACAACAGAAAACTCAATGAGTTGGAATATTCTCGGTGTGCCCGAGCTGGCGTACAAAGTGATTGCTAATAATGACCAAGACGTCTTTTTCACAGTAGCACATACAATTGCTGCATATGGAGGAATCTACGTCTTGGTAATAATACTCGTTACAATTCTGGTAATTACGTTACGATTCGCATTCTTTTCCGGGCGAGTTTCGCCGAAGCTCGCAGCAAATGCGCCTCGCAAGAAGAGAACGTTAAAGTAAGACGTCTTTGGTGGAGTGGCTATTGTTAATAAAGCGGGTGCTGAATACTTTTCGCAGTCGCTGAGGATACTTAAAAACAGTATGAAAAAAAAATATTGTTCAATTCAATATAATGGCAAGCCTTCGGCAATTTAGCGCTATGATGCATATTCTAACAGCGGTAGCTTTTTTTTGTTTTATTGTACTATTCTTTCTTAATCAATATGGAATTGTCCCAATTTATATGTCTATTATAGCAGTAATAAGCGCTGTTGTCCTATTTATAATCGGTTTGTTTTCTTCTCCTGTCCCGAGATCTCGAGTAAGTAACGGGGGGAATACTAGCATTGGCAGGAATACTAGCAGGAATGCTAACGGAACGAGTCGGGGATCATTGCCACTCGCAGTGCGGCATCCAGGAGGAAAAATTAATCTCGCAGTACCTAACTCTAACAAAAAAATTAATCTCGCAGTACCTAACTCTAACAAAAAAATTAGAATATGAAATGTGACGCACTAAATATGTTAAAAGGAAGAATTGTGTTTTTTTCATGGTCAAATATGAGTCTTAGTCAAAATGATCAAGAGACGTTCAAGTCAGCACTCAAAGAGCTAGTTGAAACGCACAAAAACCTGAAAACTCTCAATGCTGAAGCGAAAGAGTTAAGAAACAGGCTGAAATCGCTCAAGACTGTTGTAATGGGTTTCATGCAAGTCACTGCACTTGATGTATGTCACGTGTCGCATGGTGGCCGTGAGGGCGAAATATCAATTAATACGAGGAAAAGAACAACAACACTTGACAAGGAAGCTGCAATTTCAGAAATTCAGAAGTATCTTACGAACGAAACTGCAGTTGACAAAGCGGAAGACCGTGCCACAGAAATTTGGAATGCAATGCAACAAACTCGAACAGTCCAGACACATAAAGATTTGTCAGTGAAAAAATTTTGAGCGCCAGAGCTAGCGGCCGGTCGAGGAGAATGGTATTGATTTTTATTTAAAAATACCTAGATTTAATATTAAAAATGAACATTGATTTACCTGATGATATTTTGGAAATTATTTGGGGTTTAGTAAGATTACAGCTTCATAAAGGATTAAAAGAGAGAATGTTCAAAAATATACATCATGAACTTCTCATAAGCAGCCACTGCTTTGACGAGGAGGATGTAGATCTTGTTGTGCATCAAACTGGTGCACACAGAAAATATGTGCAAAATACGTTATTTGCTGTCAATGGAGATATTTTTGAAGCAATCAAGTCAATTTACGATGAATATGATCTTTGGGATCGTTACAATCCTATTTATCCCAACCCATTCATAACCGTGAGATTCGGACTTTGAAAATAATCATGTCCAAATTGGCAGATTAAAAAAGAAAGATAAGTATCAATAGGTATGCCTGGAGCATATTTAAAAGGCAATTCCCTTTTTCCAGGAGCTTCATTTGTTGTTGATGAGATTTCACGCCCCTGGAATAACGAAGGTGTCGTTCAAGCTAGCTTCATAAACATGGACGATTTTAAGCCTGAATCGTTCTGTAAATTGAAATATTATAGACTTAAAAATATAATTTCCTTGTACATTGAGGCATTACTGATACCTAACTCACTGCCTTACACTGGTGTTGAAAACGACACGGCGTATATATATACTGGTAGTTTTGATTTTGATGATGTGAATACTGCTGCTCGATTCAAATTAGATTCGCGACTTTCATGCGCGCCCTTTCATTACCAAACTAGTTTATATGCAGAGGATTTCAAAACCGGTGTCTTTTTCGAATTGGGTCGTTCATATATAATGGGTTTTGTACATATGAATGGGTTGATTGATTCGACTGAATTGACTTTGACTGTGCCAAGCGGCTTTCTGCCCAATCACGAATATAGAATTAGTGGTACTTTCATTTACGAAACTTAACTAGGGCTAGCATTTGCATTTGCGTCTCCCCAATTTACTGCATTCGTCATGTTTTCATTACCGCGGTTTGTGATCCACTTATACACAAGCCACACGAGCCCAAGGATGATGGGAACTAAAAAAATTATGATTCCGTTTTTCAAATATGTTCTTATGGTATCGGAATCAAAGACGCTAGTGGGAATATTGTCATCAAACGTGCTATTTACTTCAATTTGATGTTCTAGTTCGGCTTCTGCAATTGCAAGTGTTTTTATTGTTTGCAAGTCCTGAAGAGAAATGGTATCAAAGGTAGGTAATGTTGATATGGTAGTATTTAGTCTCTCTTGTATTTGTGACATTTCGTTTTCTGTTTCTTGTAAGGAGTTTTGGAGGTTTTTATTTTGGGGGTCATTTTCAAGTGCTTGTTGCAGTAAAAAAGAATCTATTTGCAGTGATCTGATTTTGATTCGTTCTTTTTCTATATTTTTGAGAAGTTCGAGTGGTCTTTGAAAATCTATGTTTTTATTATTCAGTGTTAATTTTAGAGAGCTGACCTGTAGACTCAGATCTCCTGTACTCTCTTGTAAAAGTGTAAGTCTTCTTTCTTTTTCAGTTTCCAAATTATCAATACTCGATATCACATTTGATGATTGCTCATTTTCTTCTTCCATTACTCGTACTAGGGTCACGATTGCTTTTTGTTGATTGCTTTGTGCGTCAGTTGCTTCTTGGGTGAGACTCTCCACTTCTTTTGGAGAAAGTGATGGATCTTTCATTTTTTCTTGAACATCGTTAAGTGAAGATTGTGCAGTCTGCAGCTCATTTTTTGCTTGTCGAACTTGTTCTTGAACTTCAGACAATTCTTTTTTAGCCTGTCTCTCGTCTTCCTCCGCAAGTAAAATGTCACTGTTAATATCTGTTAATTCAGATTTCCTTGTTTTAAGTGTTTGGTCAATATTCAAAATGATTTCATCGATAGACATTGAATCATCTGCTGATTCTACAGCTAGGCTGCCATAGATATTTTCGATCTTGTCAACTATGTTATCAACTGTTCTTTGTTTCAATTCTGTTGATTTTTCAAGCTCTTCAACTTTTGCTTCCAGTGTTGTAAATCGGCCTTGTTCTTCATCATAAAGTTTCTGCTGCTGGCCTAGTTTAGTTTTTTCATTTTTAATATTTTCTTTGACCTCTTCAAGCTGTTGCAATGCTAAGTCTTCATCAGCTTCTGCTGTTTCAATGCTAGATTCTAATGTCTGTAACTGAGATGACTTTGTACTATATTGGCTTTCAAGGCGTGTAATGTCCGCTTCAAGTTTGGCCCTTTCATTTTCAATGTCTTCTTTGATGTCTTGGAACCGTTCTAATGCCGATTCTTCATCAGCTTCTGCTGTTTCAATGCTAGATTCTAATGTCTGCAACTGAGATGACTTTGTACTATATTGGCTTTCAAGGCTTGCGATGTCCGCTTTAATTTTGATCATATCTGGATTGTTGTCAATGTCGTTTAATATTTTGTTTTTGGCATCGATTTGGCTGTTAAGTGACGTTAGCTCAGTTTCTTTATCTCCATATTGTGTTTGTAAGGTACTTATTGAGCTTTTCTTAAGTGTTATAGTTTGACTCAAGGTGGTAATTTGGCCTTCTAGTTGGAATATTGTTGAGTTGTGCGTCTGTATTTTTCCCCTTGCAACACCTGCTTGTTGTACGGCAGCATCTCTTTCTGCTTTTTTACCTTGAAGATCCTGTTCCATCTGTGACACCTCTTTGGACAATTGTTCATGTTCCAGTTTTACACGATTCGTTTCCTGTTGTTGTGCGAGAAATGCTTCATTTTCTTGTTTAATATTTTCTCTGTGTGTTTGGAGGTCGCTAAGTGCTGTTGCATTCTGTGATCTGAGTTGCGCTTGTTTATCTCTCAACTCATCATTTGTACTTTGAATTTCTTTTTTTAAGTCACTTTGTTCTTGGAATTGTCTATCCAAAGTTTTTATTTTGGTGTTCTTCCTGGTAATAATTTCCTGCTTATTTCGGATGACTGCTTGCTTTTGCTGGATGGTTTTTTGTTTTTCATCTATTTCTGTTTGCAATTCACGAAGACGTGCAAGCATTTCTTGTTCTCTTGCAAGATTTTGTTTTAGATTTTTTGCCATCCAAGTCAGTTCTACTTCGTGTAGTCCAAGACCATTACCACTGCTGAAAGTGATTGATGATAGGCCTGGACCAGTTTGGAAGAACCATCCATTTTGCCATGTTTCGAAACAAAGAGTTCCATCTAGGTTGAAGTCAACTCCATTAAATAATTTTCTTCTGACTGCAGTATTTGCAAAGAAGTGGTTCCTATCATATAACTTGTTCCCAGTAGCCTTGGGATCTGTAGCCGTCCAGGGGCTTGCATTACAGCATAAGTCTCCACAGGCATCGAGACCTATATGAGTCCATCTGCACATACACGGTCCCGATCCCGGGATTGCCTTGTAACCGGGAGGTGCAGCGGAATTCGCGGGTAGTCTCGGTAGACCGTGTGGTATGGGCAATCTTCTGATAATGTATGGCTTATTCCACTCTGGATGGTGATTTTTCAAAGGTCCAGACTTATTCCCTGGTGGCCGGTAGTTGATACGTTTCTGTTGACCTGCTTGGTTGATAAAAGTAAGTGCATCCTTTCCAGAGAATTTCATTATGTCCTGTGTGCCATCTCCATAACTGAAGGTGATGGTTGCTTGTTCAACACTTATGTGTTTGATTCGTATTCGTGCTGAGCCACGGATCCCGGGGTGAGTTTTTGTGGTAGTGTTACCAATAACGTTGAATGTCTCTTGAATCGTCATTCTGTCAAGGTACGTCAACTAATTTTGACAGATCTTTTTTTTGCTTTTGTTTAGACCGTCTCCAAACTGGGTGAACATATAATTTCAACCTCATTAACTTGGTTGCTTTGTTGCGTTTCTGATGTAGTGAATTGTCGAGCACACATGAAACAAAAGATTAATTTGTTTACTTGATTTGTTTTGTTGTGGTCGAATATGCGTATGTATGTGCCACATGGTTCATGGCAAACACTACAAATCTTGATTTTGCTACACTCGCTTCCCATTCTTGCAATAATTAGAGTTTTTTATTTAAAGCGATGGTGTGTATTTTCATCACATAAAATGCAAACTGTCGATTTGTTTTGTGGATGTGGAGGGTTTACACAGGGACTGGTAAATGCCGGGTTTGATGTAAAGATGGGTATTGATTATGATGATGTGATACTTGAGACGTACAAGAACAATTTCGATCACTTGGCTGTCAAGCACAATTTGCAAGACTGGGAGGGTGCAGTAAGTTTGATTCAGCAACATATTCCAAATGTGGATATCGTAGTTGGGTCACCACCATGCACCGAGTTTTCACGGGCTGGCCAGCAGGTGGAGAATGAAATCGCTAGTCTTACAGTCAATTTTGCGAATATAGTGACAAAAATTCTTCCTCGTTTTTTTATAATGGAAAATGTTCCTGACGTTTTTCAGTCTCAATCACTCTCATTGGCAGTCGATATTCTTAACTTAGCAGGTTATTCTGTGACCTCTATTGTGAAAGATGCTCGTTACACAGGTGTGCCACAGAATAGAAGACGTTTTTTTATGATTGGATGTGCTGCAAGCGAAAAGAATCATGAGTTACTTTCGAATATTGTAAACGGCAGCAAGAAGAGACAAGAAATAGTTAGTGTGAAGCAATATTGCAATAAAATCGGAATTGATTGTCCTGAATTTTTGTACTTTTTTCCGAGAAACAAGTTTCAAGCACAAGTTGTAGACAGCAAGAATCCATATCCAACAATGCGATCAACGAACGGTGTTTGTATGAATAAGAATCCATCTAGCTCGACCACCCCAGCACAACTAAAAAGACCAAATGACGCTGCGGACTTGAATGTTGCAGAAACACTGTCGATAGAATTGGCATCAGCAATATCGAGTTTCCCCAAGGATTTCAAATGGCCCGAAAACAGAAAGCGTGTCGGTATACAACTTGGCAACTGTGTGCCACCACTGCTGGCCAGCTGGGTGGGGAAGCTCGCAGCAGAAAACCTCATTGATGCTGATCAAGTACCGGAAGGTCATGGAATTTGGGTTATGAGACCACATGAAAAAACATTAAAAAAGACTTCTCACCGCGATATATTTTTCAAAAAGATACGTGAAAATGGCGGCGATGACAAACATCCATCGATACACGTACATGCGTTATCTAATACCCGAGGGACTACAGGTGCTTTTCGCAGTGAGTCAATCGCCAGTGATCCCCGTGAGATAAGATATGAAATGGGAAATTCTCACGAGGTCGATGATGCGGCAACATATACAATGGGATTTCCACTAAAGTTAGGTTGGACTTTTATCATCAAAGAAAGAATTTGTCAAAAGTCTCGAATAGATGATCTATTTGTTTCTGTCCCTGGCCAGCCAGTTCCATTCAGGGGTAAAGCCATGCTTGTGAAAAATGGTCTTCTATCTGACTGACTGCCTAATTCTATTTTATGAGCCGCTGAAAATCAGATAATAATTGTTCTTTATTAGATACACTCATTTTGGTTCTGAGTCTCGTACCATAATATCGCCATAAGAAAGCTGAAAAAAGCATTGTCCAGATACCGAAAAGAAACAGATACAAAAAGTAATGTGTTTTCAGTAACAACATCGACAATGTAGTCAAGAAGAGTCCGAGAGCAAAAACAATGAAAATGTTCTGATTGGTAGATGTCATTTAATGTAAAGTGAACAAAATAATTATTAGTTGATAAATATGGACCCATCAACTAACAAATCAACTAACAATCCAGCTAACAAACCAACTAACACACCAACTACTAACAAACCAACTAACAAACCAACTACTAACAAACCAACTAACAATAAACAAAATAATAAACAAAATAATAAACAAAATAAACTAATAAAAAGTTTCGAAAATCTTGCCTCACAGATGCGTACAACATTTATTTCTGAGAAGTTACAACAAGTCAAGAAGGACATAAAGACTGAGAAACAGAATCACAAACTCATCATGGAACACATAATAAACACACATACACTAGGACCGAGAATACCAAATTACGCAATCATGTATCTGGCGAAACGACTGGGGCGAATTACAAACATTACCACTAAAATTTCTGACCCACTGAAATCAGTACTGGAAGAGTATATCGAAAAATATCACATATGTGGTGATTCCAGTCATACAAGGGTCTGTGATCTTTCAGATTTCTGTAAGGTTTTCATGAAAAATGGCAATTGTAATAATTTGAACTTGAATTTAATGCCAAAAGTCACTATGAGACAAATTAAAAATCCTAGTGTGACACAAAATAATCTTTTGGCATTTGCTGTTCGACCACAGTCGATTACACAGATACGAAAACAACTCACAAACAAACAAAATAATCAAAACAAATTGAAGCTTATAAAGGAAATGATAAATCCAAGTGGCAGATTCTTAAAATCAAATAAAATCAATGAAAAACAAGATAAACTCGCAATCAATCAGGTAGCGAGGCTTGTGATTCTGAAGGACAATGCTTCAAGCATACAAGAGCGATTAAAGATAGATGCCTCAATCGCTTTACTAAGATTAGCAAGAACTCCCGAAAATTTGCAAGCTGCTTACCAAAGTATTGTAACGCTATGATTTCAAAAAATAAAATGTTGTAAGATATAAAATGGATTCTGTAAGTGACAAAACTCTTGGATCGTGGACGAGAAGCAAGAACGATACCGTGACATGCACAAAAGAAGGTACAGAGAATCAAGAACTCTTTAAGTTTGTGACGTACTCGCCCGAATACCTATCAGAAGGATCATGCGCTTTAGGTAATACACAAAATTGTACAGTATTTCGTCCGATGGATCTTACCAATGAGCCACGCCTTGGAAAACTGACAAATCTCAATACTATACAAAGAGAAGATACAAATAACAATGCAATGGGTATTCGTACTACTCCTGATTTCAAAACCGGAAATTTAATAGATCCCAGACTTATAAATGATATGAGTATTTTAGAGTCACGGTTCGAACATAATACACGACTCGACACACCAGCATCCTCATCGATGAATGAACATCACCTGGACGAAAAAGCACGCTATGCTCAATCATATCCTTCTGAATTTGCAAGAGATGCAACGCAAGTTTCAACTCGCGTCACCCGCAGGAACTCCTTTGCCGCGCAGTGCAAGAGCAACAGATCATAGTGGCCGCCCGTCGTTAATTACCAGTGTGATTTCGTGATACGAGTCCAGGTATTATCGTCAAAACAGAAATAGATGTAATCAGAATCATGTGCAACGTCTCCTTTCAGCCCTGTATCACCTGGTGATGTAGGTATACGAGCAACAACTCTCATGTTTTGCTTAATGTTATTTTCACTCAGTGTAGTGTCTCCAATTTGCAGACTGTTGTCAGATAAAAACAAATGTCTTACTTTGTACTCAGCGTTTCCAATATCAAACGAAGCATTGCTAGACGGAATCAGATGTCCATTAGATAAAATTTGCCACGGACCAGCAGCTAGTGATGAGCAAGACACTTGACCGTGAATTATACTTGCTTCTGGGGGTGTTGACATTTATATTCTATATCTGTACATTTTAACGCGAAATTCTATAGTGTGTCATCTAGCTATAGATCAGACAATGACTATAGCCTATCAAACATCTGGTGCAGCACGATTAAGTGACATATACATCATTTTGACCTTCAAACTGAATGTGTCAACAGATTGACGGAAATTGCGAGGTTTTGCCATTTCTTGATCGATGTCAGTGACAATATCAGCATATCGACTCGAAAAAGCAAAGTGTTTTTCACTTTTTCCTGAAAAATTGAAGAATTGACTCATTGCCGAAGCGAGCCCAGTTGTCATGAAAGCTGTCATTTCAATGTATCCTATCCATTGACTTTCTTGAAACGCGGAGGACAGAGGAGTCATGATCAATGGAATGAGAATAGCAGGCAAGCCATATTTCACGCTTTTTGCCTTGGCTGCTTTGGCTGCTTGCTCGTGTTTTGCAGCTAGGCTTTCACATGTTGCACGCCAGTTTTTTATGAGACTCTCTTGTGCGCTGCCCCATGGTTCATCCAGTCGTTCGTCAACATCATCGTCTTTTTCGTCGTTCATACGCTCGTACTTTAGCATGATATTTGGTATGATTTAAGGATGAAGCTTCTTTTTAAGCAGAAATTTAAAAAAATAAAAAAAACTAATATTAAACAGATGTCAGTCAATAAAAAAACACAATTTAAAAGCGAGTATTTAAATAATGTTACAAAATACCGAACACCTAAGGCAGAAAATAGACATTACAAATTTCTGCTCCAAAAACTGTCACCAATAGAGTTTGGTAATGAACGTGCGCGATTGCTTAACAGAGTTGGCGATGGATACTGGACCTATCTCAATCAAGCGTCGGGAGGAAGAAATGCGACTATTGCAAAGCAAAGAGAATCGAGAGAGACCGCGAACTTAGTGAGTAATCGATCGCCTAACAATCATAAAAAAAAAGGAGCCACCGCAAGTAAACAACGTCCACACAGAAAATTATCATTTGGGCGGCGGTCTAACCGAAGAAAAATGCCTTAAAGGAAGGAAGAATACGTTTTCAAATAAATCATGGACGATGGTTCGGATTTGGACTTTCACCCTCTGATCGATCGCGTGGAACAAGCTTGGGGGTTGCGATCTGGTGAGATAACAACTTCAGGGACAAATCCGTCTATTTTATCGTATCAGTCTACAATACAATTGATCAACGAGCTCCTTCCACTCACAACTGGACCAGAATCGTCTGCGCCATCGGTCGATGACGATGATGAAAATAATCCGGAAGCAATCGATCCTAGCAATTATGAGAATGGTGATATTTTGCTTCAGATGTTGGCAGATCGAGGCGAAGGTCCTCCAATTCTTACGTCAGTTCCAGAGGATTTGTTATCTTCGAGAAAGCGGCGATTGAGTGAGTTTGGTGATATGATGAATAAAATTTTTCAGACGGCTGAGTCAGATGGTCGGCAAGTTTATGATGATGACGCCCAATTTAGAATATCACGTTTACTGGAAATATTGTACTACACAGAAAATATTCAGGCTGGAATTTTACATTTGCAGAATTTGTTTTCAACCGGTACAGAATCCATTAGAAATGTACCTGGAGCTACGAAGCCAGTGTCTATGTTTGCGAAGCGATTCAAACGCACACCAGATATCAAAGCAACACCACAGCAGCAACTTTTACTGAGTATACTTAGTAAATTGTCTATTTTGGGTTACAAAAGATATGGAGAAAATGTTATGGTTCCTGTGATCATTGATGGCGTTTATACCTATTCGTGGAAGAAAATCTGCTCAATCGAAGAATTTGTGTGGAAGGAGATAAATTCTCACTACGAAGCGGAAAACTTTGATAACGCAACAAATGGAAAGGGAAATATCACATTTGTCATTGATTTTCTGCGTAAAGCAACACAGCACGAATTCATGGATCTGAGAAAAGAAAGACGAATTCATGCGTTTCGAAATGGGATTTACATTACATCTATCATGGACGAACGTGGTTTTTTCACGCCAAAGTCTCACATGATTCTTTTTTCGGATGCAAATCCTGCTGATGATCCAATTCTCAAACGAATGACGATAGATGGAAAAGTCGCAGCGTGTTTTCACGATTGCTGTTTACCGACGAGTCGTGACGAAAGTGGAAACATTATTTGCAACCCACAAACGTTTGAAAAAATCAGCACACACCAACGATGGACCGAGGAAGTAAAGTGCTGGTTTCGAGCAGCCTGCGGTCGAATGCTACATCCAATCGCGAGTACTCCTTCACCCCTAACATTGGAAAAATGGCAGGTATTCTTTCTTTTACTCGGAGTAGGAAACTCAGGAAAAAGTACTACCATTGACAATGTCGTGTACAACTTCTTCGATCCAGAAGACGTTGCTTACATACAAAATAACCTTGAAAAACAGTACGGCTGGTCGAAGTGTAAAGGGAAATACATGTGGCTTGCACCGGAGATAACAGGTAATTTTGCAGAAAACTGTGATCAAGCGCAATTTCAGCAAGTTGTTGAGGGTGGTAGACTTGCTTCCGCAAAGAAATATGCTGTAGAAACGATTGAGTTTGATCCATTCGATCTCCCTGGAATGATGGGTGCAAACGAAACGATCCAATTCCATGATAATGGTGAGAGTGTCTCGCGTCGGCGCGTGGACTTCAGTTTTGGTCAGCCGATTCAGCAAGTGGATCCACTAATGCCAGAGAAATTAAAAGATGAGCTCGGCCACATTTTGGTCAAATGCAACGAAGAATATCTGAGAAAGACCATTGAGGTGAAATCTCGAATTTGGGACTACTTGCCGGAATATTTCATTGAACTAAGGAAGGAAAACGCAGCATCTACAAATAGTCTGGAACATTTTATGCAAAACGGAAGACTAGAATTTCATCCAGACTTTTACATGGTACAAAGCGACTTCCAAAAAGAGTACAAAGTTTACTGCAAAACTAACGACATTACAAGTAAGACTTTGAAAAAAGATTACTTTCAAGGTCCCTTTCTTAAAAGAAACCTGAAAGTGGAAAAGGCTACACGTGATTGCCCTGTTGAACTAATTCGTAAAACAACAATCTGGATCACGGGCGTACGAATGATGCGAGAAGACGCTTGTCTTTAGAAAAAGTGCTAGACAAAATCCATTGTATCGTGGTCAATTCGAGTCATTAGATAAATTAATAGAAACAAACAATGTCTTTCCTTGATTTGGTGATACGCCAAACTTGAGCTTTTGCAAGCTGGTTCGTTTTATGAGTTAAAGAGAAGCGATTAGTTTAGTTGTGTGAGCAAAACAAAATCACACCAATTTATCACCTAAAGATAATTGCAGAAAATGAACCAGTATGACGAAAACTACAGACGTTTATAAAAATGTACCCCTTGCAAACCTAACTCCCAAAGAGCGCGGTGATCTACTTGAAAAAGCCGTCCGATATGATGCAGTAGAGGAAACGACTGGGGAAAAAACGTATGACCCCGATCCAGGTAAAACCATCACAGGAAAAAAACGTGGAAGAACCTCAGCGGAATTCGATTTTTATCTAGGCGATGATAGACAAAGAGTGGAAGTGAAATCGGCTCAATTATCGTGGAACAAATTTGATAAACGTTGGTATGCATCGTTTCAAAACGTGAAACGAGCCGAATACGACCTGCTTTACCTCGCGTTATACACACCGTCGGGGATCTACGTGTTTAAACACGATGATGAATACGGTAGATGTACGCATGGGAAGCAACAGGAATCATGTGGTGGAAAAATCGATGTTTATGGTCCACAGAATCAAGAGTCGATTGAGGAAGCGACCAAGGCCGTGTTGAGAACGATGGGCTCGATGTTCGTCAAACACATCCCTTTGGATACCATCGAGATCACTAGAAGCGTGACTCGCGATTCGTACAAAGATGTACCGTTTGCAACTCTATCTCCCGCAGAGCGCGGTGATCTACTTGAAAATGCCGTGCGATATGATGTCGTAGAGGTAACGACTGGGGAGAAAACGTATGACCCCGATCCAGGCGAAACCATCACAGGAAAAAAACGCGGAAGAAACTCAGCGC